ACTTTTCATACCACCAGGAGTTCTATAAATTGAACCATCCTCAAGTACCAAAGTACTAGTTATAGTTGCTTCATAGAGATTAAGAAATCTCTTAACATCTTCATCACTACTAAACTTTAAGTATCTTTTCCTCATAAGATAATTCTTCCTGAGCAAATAAGGTGACTGAGATTGATCAAATTTTGATGCATCCATACAAAAACCTCTCTTAAATTTTTGTAATTTCCGCATAACATGATCAAACCCTTTGTAATATTTGGTGGCTCCAACAAAAGAAGGAACCATATGAAAATGGCTGGCATAATAAAATTTATTATTAAAATCCAAACAATACTGGTTTAAGGCAGCAACATGTTCAGTGCTACTACCTGTGAACGTTCTTATATTTGGTATAGGCTGATTAAGTTTTTCTGCTGATCTCATCTCATACTTTTGACTAACTGTCCAAAAAGTGTCCCATGAACACAGCTCTTTCCAATATTCAGCATAATAACTCTTGAATATCGGACTTAATAATAAATTGCCTTTTTTCTGAAAGGCAAGATTCCAGGGAAAACCAGGTGAAGTTGACTTTTCTAACTGAGACAGAACTATATCCAGAGGGAGTATATCATTATTACCAACAAATGGTTCAAATGTTTTATCCATCCAATCTTCAGCTAAATTCATAACCCAATCTACATCCTCATCTTCGCTAAAATCTTCATGCGCTCTAAAATAAGTACTAACGGAAGCAACACCTGTATCTCTACGAGGCGCTGCATAAGCAAAACCATGAGCATCAAACAAAGGAATTCTATTTTCCAATAATTGATCCACACGATAATCCATTTTAATTTGTGGCTTGTATGGGGTATATCTATTTACTATACAAAGGGGCAGTCCAATAACTCCAAGAGGCAATTGAAGTTTAGTATCATTTAAATTATTTTCACAAATAAGTTTTTTTACCTAACAACGCCTCAAACCTACGCAGCCCTTCTAGCGTAAGTTTACTTCTTGGATTCTCTAAAAAAATGATTTCAAACCAACATTGGAATCCAACTCGGAAACTTTACCTAACTTAGTCAGATCAATTTTGTCTAATGAAATTCCAAAGTTGGAATGATACGATCCATAAGTACCTGAATGAACCCCTACTAACTTACCATCCTCATCCACAATAGGCAATCCACAATCGCCTGGTTTGGTGGAATGGTGGTGAATAAATGTATCGCCA